TGTGTAAGACAACTATCTTACATTTTCTATAAACTGGAGGTAGACCATGGCGAACTTGCGATCAATGATTTTCTCGAAAGGTTTATCAAGACCGATCGGGATCTTCTTGATATCGATTTTAGCTCTGGTGCACAGTGGAGCACTTCCTCAGCCCGTTCAACGGGCCGCGGACTCTCTGCTGTGTGTTCAACCAGAGGAATAGTCGATGAGATGGCGAGGCTTATTGCAAGGGTTCTGTGTAACACAAACCCCTACGACATTAGGCCTTGCCATGGCACCGGTGCAACCGCGTGCCATACTCCTAATCATAAGAAGTGGGCCACGCTTAGGTATTACCCTAAGCTTGACCAAGTCTATGATTATGCCAGCCTATTCTTCTTCAATCCGACTCATTTGTCGGACGATTTAGATAAGCTGGAGCAAGCTCGTACATGTCATCCAAGGGCACGTGTGTGTTTAGTGCCCAAGGACTCGAGAGGCCCTAGAGTAATATCATGTGAACCCGCTGAGCTTATGTTCGCTTAGCAGGGGATCATGAGGAAACTCTACGACACCATCGAGACCAACTATCTTACACGAGGTCAGATAAATTTTACTGACCAAAGTGTCAATCGGACCCTTGCGTATAGAGCCAGTCTAGACAACCGGCTCGCTACCTTGGATCTGAAAGACGCATCCGATAGGGTGTCACTCGAACTAGTGAGGCGTGTTTTTCCGCCGAACTGGGTTGAGTGCCTCGAAGCTTGTCGCTCCGAGGAGACCGCCCTACCGAACGGTGTGATAGTTAAACTCAACAAGTTCGCCCCTATGGGGAGTTCTTGCTGTTTTCCAGTTGAAGCGCTGGTCTTTTGGGCCTGCGCAAAGGCAACAATACGTTTACTTTACGGAATTACCAACTGTAAAGTATACGTGTACGGCGACGACATAATCTGTGGTACCCGATTTGCATCGGATATCATGGTGGGACTTGAGTCGATTGGACTTCTTGTCAATCGAGAAAA